CACCGACACATCAGCATCATAGATGGGTTCGAACCTGATGCGCTGTTTGTCATTATCCGGGTCTTCGTCATCTTCGTATACAGCCCGCAATCGGAAGGCGCCCATGCCACCCGACACCGCCTCTTCGAAAGCGTTATCGAAGGCTTCTTCCGCGTTCGAGTCTTTCTCGTCTGCGCGTAAAAGACCGGCGCACAGTTCAGCGAGCTTCGGGTCCTCAACGCCATCTTTGGCTGAGAACTTCACGGCGATTCTATTGGCCCGATACTCGCTTATGATTCGGATGATGGCGAGAAATACCTTATTAACCTCGGGCATTGGCTTATTTGCGAATTGCTCCGCGAGGTCCCCTTCCCATTGAGCGCCCGAGATTGCGTAGAAACGCCTGTCTTCCATGCACTGGACGCGCTCATCATTAGCCACGTTATAGATAGAGTCGAAGAGTTTGCGCGCCTCGGAGAAGATGCGCTCTAGCCTTTGTTCTTTCGTCTCAGGCATTTGACTCTCCTATCTCCAGGCGTGGGCCACAGGCCGTGGCGGCCTTACTATGGTGGGTTCTGTTGCTTGCTTAACGAGTATGAACGACTCCATAGCGTAGCGTGTCATATCAATCGAGTGGTTATTCTTATCAGGATAGCGCGCTATAATGTGACCGTCGCGCGTCTTCTCGTAAGCGTAGTTCACGTACTCATAAGCTGCAAGGGGACACGAGTTAGGATCAATGATAATCTCGGCGAGTTCTTGTAGCCACTTGATGCCGTGCTCAACGGAACCTTTAGGCTTGTCGGCTCCTCGAATATTGAAGCCATGTTCTACGCGAAGTTCGACTATATCCTTAGGCGCTTCTGAATCGGCCATCGTCAAGTGACGCTTATGGTCGAGTGTTGCTTTCTCTGCGAAGGCTCTATTGAGAAGGCCTACGCCTTGAATCTCCTCGAAGATGAAGAGGCGCCTACGCTTCGGATCATAGTACATACGACCGAAGCAGAGAGGATCAGTGGCGAAACCAAAGTCGAGACCCTGATAATAAGTCGGGAACGCAAGGCGCTCGGCGTCTGTGATGGGCCTGAGCGTCACGTTGTTGAATATCTCGTTGCCCGTACCTGTGGGTATGCCTAGATACTCATGCTCATACGCTACTTCATTCGTCTTCTTTAGGCGCTCGGCATCCGCTAAGAAGCGCTTGCCTAACCATTCAGGCGGGACTGTGCGATAGTCGGAGGTGTGAACTACACGGCCTTCTTGCTTGACTGCTACTTCTTGGTTCACCCAAGACCGCATCGACTTCGGCGGATTGAATGAGAAGAGCGCGATGCGATGACCTACGTCTTCGCCTCGGAAGATAGACTGAAGAATGGAGCGGACTTCGTCCATCGAGCCGTACTGGTCAACCTCCTCAAACCACGCCACTTTAATGTAGCCTTTGCCGAGGTTGATTGACTTTGCTTTTAATGGATTATCAACGCCACGAAAAAGAATCTTCTGACCCGTCGATTCATTAATAGCTTGCATCGGCGACGTCATGAAGCGCCATATATGATCGACCTTCAAGTGGTATGCTGCCCACTGCATCTGACCAAAGACAGAGTCACGCAACTCATTGTCATAGCGTCGACCGATAAACGCATGAGCTAATGGGTCCATGCTCAAGAGCAGAAGCGTGATGATTGAGTGGAACGAAGATTTAAGCGAACCGCGACCGCCCATACACCAGAGTTCATCCGGCAAGTTGGTCTTAATGCGCGACCAAAGCTCCACGAACGAAGGTCCGAGGAGCTCTGATAAGCGCACTACTTCGCGGTTATTCAAGCTTCCTCCTTCGGCTTGATGTCGTCGACTATCTGCACGAGCATACGACCTACGGGTGGCGCATCATCCTTGAAACGCTTCGGGTAAAGCGTACGACCCAACTCTTTAAGCGCTTGAAAGCGCACGCCTTCCGTCTTCGCGCCTTCGGCAAGTTCGCGCATCGATACCATCAAGTCGTTACGTGCTTTCGCATCGCACACGGAGATGCGCGCATTCAGGTCGTCGTCAGTCTTCATGCGCTCGCGTTCCTCATCGGACATAGGCACGAGCGTGAGCGCTATCTCAATGTCGAGAGAGCGCTCATAAGCTTGAAAGACCAGTTCAAGCTTTTCGTAGTAGCGATCATCCGTTAACGCCATGCATACACTCTCAATATCATTATATATCATGTCAAGAGAAAAGTGATAATAATATTTCATATTAAACACGTTATATTATATTAACTATATATGGTTCAGAATCTCTATATAATAGAAGAAACTCGACGCGATGCACAAGTTGTTATGCTTCAATGAATTATGTGCACTGTCACCCACTAATTCTATATCCTATATAGACATATGTGCGGTACTGTCACCTGGTGTCACCTGGTGTCAACACATAATTCTTTTCAGAATAAGAAAATAGGCGCTTAATTGACACGGTGACAGTAAGTGTAAAGCTCGACTATGCATGTATATCATCCATAGAAACATCCGATTGTGAAAATCACTGTCACCCGTGTCACCCGTGCACATAATTCAATATCTGAAAAAGAATTATCGAGTGACACCGAGGTGACACCGGTGACAGGATCAGAAAACAAGTCTATATATGACAATGAATTATTCAATCAATCTGATACCTCTATAGCGTGTCACCCACATAATTCATTGCACGATAAAGACTTATGCGTCTTTGCTCGATCCAGGCCGTCAAGAATCTTCTATTATATCAACCAAAGCCAGAAGGCTTTGTTAACCTTATCTAACAACCTATCAGATTTCAACCTTTTCGGTTGATTCTCTATTGACATTCTAGCCAATATGAGATATATTGGTATTATCAAAGATTGATAAGGAGCTTATATGAAGAAGCAACTGATTTCAGTCGGTGATAAGATCACCACGAAGAAGTATGGTCGGTGGACGGTCCTCGATCTTTCCCAGAATGGCTTCATCGTTCTGGTCAAGATCAGAAAGGGAAAGATCACCGAGACGTTCAAGGTCCTTGAGGATAAGCTCTGGTCATAGTACAGGTTGACACTCTTTGTAAGAGTGTCAAATAAAAAATCGAGCGGAAACGCTCGATTCCAGGTTGACGAGACTAAGGAACTGTGGTATATTGAGATTATCAAAGATCGATCATAGATCGATCAAGTTAGTAGGAGGTACAAGATGAGCAAGCGGGATGTGGTTCGTGGGATGTATGATCGCGCGGTCGAGGGCGAGTCTTCCGAGTCGTACGCCATCAGCTACCTGGCTCGTCGAATCAATCTGACCGTCGAGAAAGCCAAGTCCTTCGTTCGGTGGATGAGCAAGAATGGCGGATGCCCCTCGTACATGATCGGGCAGACCGTGGTCTTCGTTACCGAGTAAGCCGGTGGGCGTAAGGGAGGGGTCCGACTCCCCTCCGTACTCTGACCCCTTGTGGGGTATCAATCTTCTTTAGGTAGGAGAATATCATGGGAAAGAATGACCAGGCCACCGGCACCGTGGACGCCCAGGTTCAGTCCGTCGACCCCGCCGCCGAGGCCGCGAAGAAGGAAGCGCAGGAAGCCGCGAAGAAGGCGAAGCTCGAGGCGCGGAAGCGCGTCATCGCTTTCCTCTCCGACAACAAGGACAAGCTCGGTTCGATCAAGGCGGACATCGAGCTCCTGATCGGCAAGGGCGGGTCGAGCGCGGCCCCGAGGACCGGCACCCGCACCGTCAACTCCGAGCTCAGGGACGCCTTCCTCAAGGCCTACACCGAGGGCAAGGGACTCACCGAGATGGACGTCTTCAAGGCGTTCAAGGTCGGCCGCCCCGAGATGGTCACCAAGATCCGCATCCTCGTCCTCTGCCCGAACCCCGACGACAGGGTCTGGGTCAAGTTCGACGAGGCCACCGAGACGTACAACGTCGTCGGTCTCGGCAAGAACCCGCCCACCGGTTGGGACGGTTACATCCCCTCCGAGAAGAGCGCCCTGTAAGAAGCGCGCCCCGGGCCTACTGGCCCGGGGCCTTCTTCAATGATTGAACCGAAAGGTTCGTAAGAGGATGAACCAATGGCATCGATCATAATCGATGGGAACAGTAGGCGCCGGTGCGACGAGGCGTGTTACGACGCGAAGCACCTCCACTGCGACTGCATCTGCGGAGGCGCCCTCCATGGTAAAGGTCTTGCCTACGCAATCGAACACGCCCACGAAGTGGCAGACAAGATCAACGGCGCGGAAGATGACGCCGAGATGCGCGGTCTAGTCGAGGGCAACGACGAGACCGACGACGACTTCGATGAGGAAGAGGAGGACGTCGACGACGTCGATGCGGACGACGACTTCCTCGACGACGATATCGAAGACGAGACCGAGATCGAGGGTGACGACTACGACGCCTAGATCAATCGATCAGAGAATCAGAGGCCTCCCGAAAGGGAGGCTTTTTCTTTTCTCCGCTGTCCATCAGGGCTGTTTCTATATGTAGAAACACAGGATCCTATGTTTCTACGCATAGAATTGCAGGTTAAATCGGTTTAAAAGTCAGGCCCACGGTGCACCCACGTGCGTACTTATCAAGGCCAGCCAATGAATCTATCACGAAGAAGGTCGGATCGAACCTGGGTGCACGACAGTGTAACATAGAAGACCATTAAAAACCTTCCTTCATCGATGATCGATGAGTTAACTGAGGTTAACACTCTCTCATTTAGGTTGATTATATATTGACTCTCCTCCCTAATGATGATATATTATATTCAGGAGGTAGATAGAAGATGGACCTAAGAGAAATGCTTAATGGAATGGGTCCCATCATTAATCTTGGAAAGACCCCTCCGGAGGTGATAGGGGATTTCAACGATGACGTTCTCGACTTCGTCAAGGATTCAAGAGATACCCTGATGAGTATCAATCAGAGATTCCGGAGGGACGTCTATGACGCCTTCGTGATATCTCTCCTCAAGGGTCTCCGTGAAATCGAGAAAGATTGCGGAATCTGAATGATGAGGGAGGCCCGAGAGGGTCTCCCTCGAAAGGATGAATGATGGAAGAGAATCCGTATGAGAAGTACGTAGTGGACCTCGAGTTGGACACTCGAGAGGACGCTTATCGCGCGCCCTACTTCCAGAAATGGTTAAGAGATTATAAGATTGATTCGGAGGTGATGGGGAAATCAGAGAACGGAACGCTCTTCGTGCGCTTCACCGGACCCGTCTTCTCGATCGGCGCGATGATAATCAAGTTCTGGGAGTGATAAGTTAATAACCTCTGGTCCACGCGGATCGGAGGTTACTTTTATATAACCGTTTCTACGTATAGAAACAACACTGCTGTTAGTAGGAAACCGATTCTCGTAGCCTTCTAAGTCTTTACTACGCAATAACTTAAAACCGTACTAGAAACCGGTTTCTTCCCGAGGTTTCTTCATTAATATACAGGCACGCGCGCGGGTCACACGCGTGCAGGCGACGTGCACCCACGTGCGTACTTGCGTACGTTCTGATATAAGATCATACCTTCTATAGGCCGATGCGCCTGGGTGCACCATGGGCCTGCGTGGATCCAAGATAGAATAATTCATATATTCGAGTTTTAATATATAGAGAAGATTTCTATTTACAATCAATCTAATATATGATAGAATCTATACAGTTTGGCTCGAGCCAAGTATGGGAGGTTATAAATGGATAACCAGCGACTAACAGTTCTCATCCGTACCAACTACATTAAGTTGGACAGCAGCAACCGCTACATCTTGCAAAGCGGCGATGGAGAGGACGTCGACTTCCTCGGTATCAAGGGAGAAGAAGACGCCATCGAAGGCTACATCAAAGCAAACATCAACAAGTTCTTTCCGCTTCTTCTTGACGCAGCAAAGCACGACGTGAAGACGTGCCCTTGTTGCGGCGGCCACGCTCTCCGCGAGTGGGGCACGCTCGAAGAGCACCGAGCACTGACGCAGACCTACACGCTTCCCGACGGTTGCTCGCGCATATTCTGCAGGAAGTGCGGCCTCAACACGGGCTGGGAACTCACCGCCCTCGAGCGCTGGAACAGGCGCATATGAGCGAGACTAACGTTGAGCCGCACGAACTACTGACGGATCACTCAGTAGAAGCAACGCCTATCATTCATCGCGTCAACGGTCGAGTGCGGTGGGTAGAAGTAGGTACCACTCACTACGTGGCGGACAAAGACTTCTATGGTTACGTTCTCGATCGCACTTCTCCACCGCGCATGGTGTGCATCTTCGATACTGAGCGCGAAATGCGC